CTTGTGTACTTTACAGAGTTGATAAGTTAAAAACAAAAAAGGATGACGTTTATGGTGAATCAACTTCAGACAGTATTAATTTTTTACCTCCTGTTGAGTTTAATGCTTATGTGGCAATTGCGGCCCCTGAAAATAAATTCATGGGATCTACAAAAATAGAACAACTTGAGCCTGGTAATATAACAATTTCTGTTTATTTAAAAACTTTAGAAGAATTAAATATTGATATAAGTTTTGGTGATTATATTGGATATTATGACACAGAAAACTTTGTTAGATATTATACGGTAGTTAATGACGGTCGTGTAATTTCTGACATAAAACATACATATAAAGGATTTAAACCTTTTTATAGAACAATAATTGCATCTCCTGTTACATCTAACGAATTTAGAGGATTATAAAAAAATTATGGGATTACCTAAAAAAATAAAAAAACATATACCACTTGAGTTTGGTGTTAGTCCATTAGAAAGGAGACACCAACTTGCAGATATGATTGCAGAAAAAGGTACTTTTTTACCTAAAGGTCTTTTACATGCCGATTTAGATAAAGGTTTTTTAGAATTTGTAAAAGATAACCTTTCTATCTCTATTGAAGGTAAAAAAATATCTATGGTTGATATTTTAATAACAACACAAAATTGGTCTCAATTTACTGAGACTTGGAATTTCCAAAATTTAGATAAAAACGCTGAACCTCCATTTATAACAGTTGTTAGACAACCTGAAGTTAAGTTTGGGGATCCTCAGATAAAATATAACATACCAAATAGAAGACTTTACCATTACGCTCAAGTCCCAACATGGGACGGACAAAGACATGGTATGGATATATATAAAATACCACAACCAGTTCCAATACAAATTAATTATACGGTTGTTATTATATGTAATAGGATGAGAGAAATTAATGAGTTTAATAAAACCATTATGGAATTATTCGCATCAAGACAAGCATATCAAAAAATTAAAGGTCATTATATCCCTATTGTTATGGGTGACGTTTCAGATGAGTCAGTTCTTGATTTAGAGAAAAGAAAATATTATATACAGAAATATCCTATGACACTACAAGGTTTTCTTTTAGATGAAAATGAATTTGTCGTTCAACCAGCAATAGTTAGAACCATGCAAGTTTATGAAACAGATACATCAATTAAAAAGAAAAAACCCAAAAAAAATGAATTACTTCCTTTAGATCTAACATTTAATTATAAAATAGGATCTAACACATTTACAGACAAAATATTTTTTACTTCAGATATGAAAGTATCCGAGTCTGAAAACATTTCGTCATACAGTGTTTATATAAATGATGATTTTTACGGTAACAATATATTAGATATACAAATTAATACAGGTGATGTAATTAAAATTGATGTGGTTAAAGACGACCCAACAAAAGAGTCTAATTTAATAAAAACCTATACATTTTAATACCTCTCTTGTCACAATATTTTTTTAAAATTTCGTGAACGTCCTTATCAATTTTTAAATTTTTTATCTTTTTAGGTTCTTTATCCATAGGTAGAAAAAAGGTAGAAAAAAATCTTACCAAGATATAAATACTTTTATGTAAGTAAAGTTTTTGCGGAAAATACCGGTATTTATATAATAAAATAAATTAAAATAAATTAATATTGAAAAAATATGGCAACTAACAGTAAAATTTTCGTTTCACCTGGTGTCTATACTTCAGAAGTAGATTTAAGTTTTGTAGCACAAAGTGTTGGTGTTACAACTTTAGGTATTGTTGGAGAAACTTTAAAAGGTCCGGCATTTGAACCTATCTTTATAAAGAACTTTGAGGATTTCCAATCCTACTTTGGCGGTACGTCACCTGAAAAATTTGTAAACACACAAATACCTAAATATGAAGCGGCATACATAGCTAAGTCATACCTACAACAATCAAATCAATTATTTGTAACTAGAGTTTTAGGTTTGTCAGGGTATGATGCAGGACCATCTTGGTCTATAATAACAAGTGCAAACTTGGACCCATCAACATTAACTCCTTATTGTTTAAGTGCGGTGACACCATCAGGAGCTTGTGAACCAGTTTGTGTTACCACTAAAACAATACCATTTACGGTTAATTTCACAGGTTGTACTAATAGTTCTTCTTCAGTTGAATTTGGATTATTCCCTGACGAAATTGAGAGTATTTTAACAAACCAATACGAACAATTTAACGGAAATACCTCAACATTATTAAATGATCTACAATTTTTTGCATATCAAAGGATACTTGATAACCCGTCAGAAAATACATCAATTGCTTATTTTGGTACAATAGACGGAGATGATTATGATGTATTATCGACAGGATATACTGCTTCTACTAATGTATTTAATGTACCATCTCCATCAAGTAATCTTACAGATTTCACATCACCATTTAATGATCCTTGGTATTATGCCTTGTTTGAAAACACAGGAAATGGTTTATATACAGGTTACTCCTTTTGGAATGTTGTAACGGGATTGACTCTTATTAACCCAATTACAACAACAACATCAACTTTACCGACCCCAACTCCAACACCTAACCCTTGTGTTACACCTACACCAGTTGTTCCAACAACAACTACAACAACAACAATTCTTGATTGTTATTCAGGTACGGTTGTAGGTATGATATATGTATATAGTGGAAATTCATACACAGACTATGATGATATGGTTGTTGCAACATTAAGATCAAGAGGTGTTTCTGATTATAGTGATGATGTTAACCCAAGATTTGAAATCACAGGATTAACTGATGTGAATATAGATTGTACAGGACAATATGAGGATGTACTTAAAAATCCTTTTGCAAAATTTGCAATTAACGCAACAAACTACTTAGGTAATAACTTTACGTTTATTACTTCATTTGCTAACTCAGATTCTGAATATATTTCTAAAGTATTTGGAACAAGTAATTTTGGTAAACCAAGAAATGTTGTTCCTTTGTTTGTAGAAGAAAGGTTCCAATCACTATTAAGATGGGCATATAATAAAGGTTATATTAGAGGATTAAAATGTGAATTAATCTCTTTACCTGAAGCACAAAGCGAAGACCCAACATCAATTGCTTGGTATTTAGAAAAATATCAATCTCCTGAAAGTCCATGGGTTGTTTCAGAGTTAAGAGGATCCAAAGTTTATAATCTATTTAAATTCTACACAATTTCAGATGGTAATAGTGCTAATACAGAAATTAAAATTTCAATTTCAGATATATCATTTGCGAACGAAACATTTACAGTTTTAATTAGAGATTACTATGACACAGATTCAAATCCTGTAGTTCTTGAGAAATTTACAAATTGTTCTATGAACCCAAGTGAAAACAATTTCATAGCTAAAAAAATAGGTTCATTAGATGGTGAGTATGAATTAAGATCTCGTTATGTGATGGTTGAAATGAATGAAGACGCACCTATTGATTCCTTACCTTGTGGGTTTGAGGGTTATAATTTTAGGGAGTATTCGGGAGCAAGATCACCATTTCCGGTAATTAAAACTAAATATGATTACCCTGGAGAATTAGTATTTAATCCACCATTTGGTACTCCTTCAGGAACTGATGATGCGGGTCTATCTTCAGGTGACAACCTTAGAAAAACATTCTTAGGGTTCTCTACAAGTGCTGATTATGGATATGACCCAAGCTTCTTTGAATATAAAGGTAAAAGAAATCCTTCTAATATTTGTTTCGCAACAGAATCATCTCCTTGGTTATATAGAACAAGAGGATTCCACATGGATAAAAATGCTAGCGGAATTACAATTGCAAATGCATTTGCAACAAGCGGTACACCAAGATTCTATGTTGGTAATGCAGAATTCAGTTCTGAACCTACATCGGAAACTAATTCATATTATAGATTATTCTCACGTAAATTCACATTATTAGTTCAAGGTGGATTTGACGGATGGGATATATATAGAGAAAGAAGAACAAATGCGGATAAATACCAATTAGGTAGAACAGGTTATTTGAATGGAGCGTGTGCAACCACAAGATATCCAAACGCAGTTGGTTGGGGAGCGTTTAAACAAATTACTGTTGGTGATGGTACAAGAGAATACGCAAACACCGACTATTACGCTTACTTATTAGGTATTAGAACATTTGCTAACCCTGAGGCGGTAAATATTAACGTATTTGTAACACCTGGTATTGATTATGTTAATAATAGTGACCTTGTTGAAGCGACGATAGATATGGTTGAAAATGAGAGAGCAGATTCATTGTATATTACAACTACTCCTGATTACAATTTATTATTACCTACAACAACAGGAGTTGACGGTTTAGTTTACCCACAAGAGGCGGTTGATAGTCTTGATGAGACAGGAATAGATTCAAACTATACCGCAACTTACTACCCTTGGGTATTGACTCGTGATAGTGTAAATAATACTCAAATTTATTTACCACCGACGGCTGAAGTTACAAGAAACTTGGCGTTAACTGATAACATTGCTTTCCCATGGTTCGCGGCGGCGGGTTACACTCGTGGTATTGTAAACTCAATTAAAGCACGTAAGAAGTTAACTCAAGAAGACAGAGACGTTCTTTATCTTGGAAGAATTAACCCAATCGCAACTTTCTCTGATGTTGGTACCGTAATTTGGGGTAACAAAACTTTACAAGTTAGACAATCGGCTCTTGATAGAATCAATGTTAGAAGATTGTTATTACAAGCACGTAAATTAATATCTGCAGTATCAGTTAGATTATTGTTTGATCAAAACGACGAAAAAGTAAGACAAGATTTCTTAAACGCAGTTAACCCTATATTAGACGGAATCAGAAGAGACAGAGGTCTTTACGACTTTAGAGTAACGGTTTCAAGTGATACCGCCGATTTAGATAGAAATCAAATGACAGGTAAAATTTATATCAAACCAACAAGATCGTTAGAATTTATAGATATAACATTCTATATAACTCCTACAGGAGCTTCTTTCGAAGATGTTTGATAAAAAATAGTTTAAAAGTAAAAGAGGGATTAGGTCCCTCTTTTTTTTTACAAAATTAATATATTTATATGATATGAATTATTACAAGTTTTTAGTAAAAAAAATTATAAAAGAAGTTGTTGATGAAAAAAACGTAGAATACGCATCAAAATACTATGCATTTGACTGGGACGATAATCTAATGCAAATGCCAACTTTAATATATCTTAAAGATGAAGATG